GCAGGCGGTCCTTGGCCAGCTCCAGCATGCTCATGGTCTGGTATTCGGTCTGTTTGTCGCCCACCTTGTCGGCGGCAATCCCGGCGCGGATCATAATGCCATCCACGGCGGCGTCGCGGGATTTGTCACGCTCTTCCTTGGTCACATGCACCCGCACGCCGTCCCGGCTGGGCTTGGCCGCCACCAGGGCGTCGTTGATCCGGCGCAGGGCGTCCACTTCCTCGGTGTCGGAGTTGATCAGCTCGGTGCGCAGCTCGGCAAGGTCCAACCCGAAAGCGGATTCGACTTTCTCGATGGCCACGTCAATGGCCGAAATCCGGGCGCGCTCCTTGGCCGCGGTGTTCTCCTTGGCCCGGATGGCGTCTTTGCGCATCTGCTCGATGTCCTTGATCTCGTTTTTTTCTTCCAGCACCGGCTGGAGGGCGCGGGTCAGGGCTTCGATCTGGTCCTGGAAATCCGCGCGCTGCTTTTCTAATGCTTTTTCCAATTCTTCGCGTTCCATGTCGGTATCCTTTCGGATTTCTGAATTATTGTTGATTTGAATGTTGAGGGTTTGCTGGTCGCCGCCTTCAAACGGCTGATCCGATCGCGCTTTCGCCTTGGCGTCCGCGCCGATGGGACAGCAGCTCACCTCCTTGATGGTCCAGCTCGTGACGACGTTGACAGGTCCCTTCCAGGTTCGGCCATCGATCTCGACTTTCTCCCCCTTCTTGACCCTTGTGACGCTGTTCTTGCTGAACCGGTAGCCGACCGAAAAGTCGGTGAGGTGGCCCTCCCGGTATTTGCTGAAGGCCTCGTCGGCCTTCGTGGTACTCGAAAAAAACGCCATGCCGGTCACCTGGTAGCCTTCCACCTTGCGGTTGCGCACGCTGCCCAGCACGTCAGAGACGGACCAGCGGCTGTGCGTATCCAGCAACGGCACCTGGCGCGGCATGATGGCGCCCTTGGCCAACAACACCTCGGGCACGTCCTCGCCGGTCTCCCAGTCGTACATGCGCACCGGCGTTTCCGTGGCGATCACGATCTCCAGCGAGCGCTTTTCTTCGTTCAGCGTGGACGGCGCCCGCACTTCCAATGACCGGTAGCTCAAATCATCTGGCATTTTTCGCAATCTCCCCTATGGATAAAACCTTGTTTCCCTGTTGCGCCACGGCCGCCGGGTTGCTGGCCAGCGGGGCCGGCTCCTTGGGCTCGTCTAGTTTCCGGTCCTCCAGCATGTGCTGCCACTCTTCCCACTCGTCCAGCACCTGCTCGGGATCGCGGCCCCGGGCGTGCAGCACTTCCTGGGGCGATCGCAGTTTGGCGTCCACGGCATCCGACTCAGCGCGGCCCTCGCGCAGCGGATCGAGTTGCTCGACCCCCGGCGCCATCCACACCGAGCGGTTGAAATATTCCTGGTTGGCCAGGTAGCCGGGCAGGTCCAGCTTGCCCGTGGTGACCGCCCAAAACATGAACTCGCGCTTGATGGGCTCGCAGAACTGCCGCACCAGCCGGCCGCGGCGGATGGCGATGCCCTTCAGCATGTCGTTGCGGCTCACCCGGCTGGCGGAATACTGCGCCCCGGTGTAGTCGCCGCTGACCAGCTCGTATGTCACCCCCACGGCCGCGGCGAAGGACCTCAAAATGAAGCGCACGAACGGCTCGAAATTGTCGCCCGGCCGGTTGTGGTTGGCGATGGTCACATTTTCGCCGGTGCGCATAAAATCCACGATGGAGTGGCCCATCTCCATGCTGTTGTAGGTGTTGTTGTTTTCGTCGGTGGTCTGGGCGCCGCCGAACGCGGCCAGGGCCGCGGCGGGGTCGGGGCTGTTGACGAACGCCAGCCAGCGGGCCGCGCGCTGGGCCGTGGCGATCTCGGCCTCCAAATAATCGCGCAGTTGATGGGCCAGCAAAATGACCGGGGCCAGCGGGGTGACGCCGCGCAGCTGGTTGGGGCGCAAGCTGCGAAAGCCGATCAATACCTGATCGGCCGGGTAGCGCTGGGGCTTTTTCCAGCGGTCGGCGTCCTCGAAGTGGTAGGCCATGGCCTTGCCGGTGCGCGGGTCGTACTCGACGCCCTGGTGGATCTCGTTGCCGGGCAGCGGCGTGGCCCCGTAGGACGACAACTGGTCCGGCTCGATCGCCAGCAGGTCGAAGGGCAGCAGGCGCCCCCGCGCGCGGGTGAAGCGCTTGATGAAAATATACTCGCCCACCTCCACGTCCTGGCGGCAAGCCATCTGCTGCATCTCGTTGAAGTGCAGGCGCCCGCCGGCGTCGGCCTCGTCGCACCAGCGCTTCCAGGTGTCCTCGATCTTCTGGTTGATGCCCCGGGCCAGGGATCCGCCGGCGGGGTCTTTGACCCGCGCCTGCAGGGTGATGCCGTCGCCCACGGTAAAGTCCTCCACCCGTTGGATGGCGGTGGCCATGGCCGGCATGTCGCGCACCAGCTGGCGCGCCCGGGCCCGCAGCGTGCCCACCGAGTTGGCGATCACCGTATTGACGCCGTCGTCCACCGGGTTCCAGCCGCCGGTGTTGGTGTTGCCTTTGGCAGCGGCGTATTTCGAGCGCACCAGATGCCGACAGGCCATGCGCTTTAGTTCGGCCTGGGGCGAAAACAGGCCCACGATACGGTCAATGGCGCTGCCGATGTTTACCATGTGTCACTCTTGACGGTGGTGGATACCCGTCGGCCGCCGGAGGTGGCTGAGGCCGCATCGATGTCGGCCTTAATCACGTCGCGCAGTTTTAGAAGCTCATCAAGACCACGATATTCGACAGACTTGCCGTTTACGGAAACGCGGCCGACCGTCGCACCGGAAATAATAGCGGACTCGACGTTTGATAAATCAGTGGAGGAAAACGCCATAAAGAAAACCCCATGATATGGTGGTGTGATTATACGCCGCCACCATATCATGGGGTTTTTTATCTTTTTATGTTTTTAACAGCTAATAGATAGCTTATGACCACCTAATAGACAGCTTATGAATAGTTAATAGATAGCTTAAATTGCTTGACAGGGTTTTTCAGGATCGCGCGCGGATGTCGCCCAGTTCCGGCGGCTCCTCCGGCCGCATGCGCCTGGCATCCGGGTGGCGCAGCTCCTGGCGCTGTACGTAGCGGTGCCAGCGCCACACGTCCTCACGGGTGACGTGCCATCGCCCGTTGAGTTTCCCGGACGCCCCGCAGCACCCGAACGGGTATTTGCGCAGCAACCGGATAAACTGCGATTGCCCCATTTTTAGCTCGTCCAGCACCTCCTGCTGGCTGGTCAGCACGTTGGACGGCGGCGCAACCGCTTCGCGGTCGACGTCATCCCCCATCGCATCGGTGTTCTCGGTGTCATTTTTTTTCCCGCCTGATTTTCTGGCTGCCATTTAAAACTCCTTTTCGCCTGGATTGATCACCACAATTTTGGTTTGTCGTCCGGCCTGGCCGAACGGTTTTTAGGCGCCTCGTCCTTTTCTTCTTTCGGTTTCCAGAACCGCACCTGCATGATTTCGGCGGCGCAGTTATTCAGCACCCCGCAGTCCCATAAATGGTTGGGCGCATTCGGGCGGCAGTCCCAGTCGCCCTTGTCGTTGACGTATTCCGACGTGTAGTGCGCGGCGTAGTCCAGCGGCAGATCGCTCGGCATGCGGACGCTGCCCGGATCGCCCAGCTGCACGGCCATGGCCGCCGCCAGCTGGTCCTTGAAATACTTGGTGTTCACCCGCACCAGGTTCAGGCCGCCGGGGATGGGTTTTTTGCTGTTGGGGTAGTTTTCGATGCGCGAATAGGCATACGGCTGGTTCATGGTGCGCTCGCCCTTGGTGGGCAGCACCTTGCCCGGGTGCTGGCGGCACCAGTCGTAGACCTCGGCCGTGCGGTGGCCCATGGCGTCGATCAGCCCACAGCGCACCAGGTAGGGGTTGCCATCGGCGTCCGCATAGGCGTCCGACCACAGCACTTGCTCCAGCCCTTCCAGCGTGGTCGCAAAGCCGCAGCGGATCACCCACTGGTCCCGCGTCAGCCCCCAGCCGTGGGCCACGATTTTAAACCAGACGCCGTCGTCCTGGGTGTCGGCCCCGAAGGTGAGGCAGCTCACCTGGCCGCCGCCCGGCACGCGCCCCATGGGGCGGTCTTCGCACAGCGCCATGATGGTGGACTCCA